GTGATGGTAGCTAAGAACGTCAAGACAGGCGAAGAAGACTTGCTGCTGGTTGGTGTCGAGCTTGGAGAAGATGGTAGCGAGGGTGCATTCCCTCTAGCCCGCATCCTTGGGCCTGACGCTTATGAGACATATGCTATTCCTATGGGGGATCACTACAGTGACGAGTCAGTCGAAGCTTGAAGAAGCCCGCCTTCTCTACGAAGAGGGCAGCTTTGATCCCACTATTGCCAAGCATCTTGGCCTAACCATTCGTGCGTTCAACGACTTGGTGGATAGTAATGTGGCGTTTGCTGAGTGGGTGGAAATGGGGCGTACCTTGTGTATGTCCTTCTGGTATGAGCAGGCTCGTATCGGTATTCACAAGAAGGGGTTTAACTTCTCCACTTGGGCACTCACCATGAAGAATCAATTCGGCTGGGCCGATAAGATGGAAGCTAAGCTAGAGGAGCTGAAGGATATGGACGCCAATCAGATTAAAGATCGGATTGTTGCTCATGTCAAGAAGAATCCAGAACTGGCTGCTCGCTTTCAGAAGGTTGTAAATGAGTGATTTTAAAGAAGAGTTCTTAGCCAACGTAGTTCAGGACGTTCCTAACTTCGACTTCCTTCAGGAGCTTGCTCCTGTCAAGGCGAGTGGAAAGAAGGACGCTCATTCCCTTAACCAGCTCTTGCAGTTGGTTGAGGCATATGAGGAAGCTATGAAGGTTAAGGGCATCCATAAGTGGTTTGACCCAGAGGGTGACTACCCAATTGATGTGTGCCCCAAGCATAAGGCATTCTTCAAGGCAGGTAAGGAATACCCTGAACGTCTGTTCATGGCAGCAAACCGTGTTGGTAAGTCCATTGGCGGTGCGTACGAGAGTACGTGCCACTTAACGGGTGTATATCCGACATGGTGGGAAGGCCGTAGATTTGATCATCCTGTTGATGGCTGGGCTGTAGGCCCTGACGCACGTACTGTGCGTGATACCATCCAGAAGGAACTGATCGGCGGGCTGGGTGAGTGGGGTACGGGTATGATTCCCGCACACCTGCTGGGCCAGGCTTCGGCCCTGCAAGGCACGCCGCAAGCCATCGACATCATACGCATCAAGCATGTATCTGGTGGTTGGTCGACGCTAGGCTTTAAGAACTATAAGCAGGACATCAAAGCATTCATGGGTACGTCCCGTCACTTTGTCTGGCCTGACGAAGAGTGTCCTATTGAAATCTGGAACGAATGCAATATCCGTACCGCTACAGTTAAGGGCATCATGTATGCCACGTTCACCCCACTGCAAGGCTTGACGCGGATGGTGGTAAACTTCTGTAAGCAGGCTGACTTCTTGGAAGGGGCACGCCCCATCATCGCCCTCAACAAGGAAGACTTTGACGAGATTGATGAAGAGAAGGCAAGTGAGGTGGTGGGCTTCGGTATCAAGAAGGCTGTCATCCAAGCAGGCTGGGACGATGCTCCGTGGCTAGATGCTGAGACTAAGGAACGTCTGCTGGCGGATACACCAGAGTACTTGAAGGACGCACGATCCAAAGGCATCCCCTCAATGGGTGCCGGCGCTGTGTATCCAATACCGTTGGAGAATGTGATCGTTGATCCCTTCACTATCCCCGACAACTGGCCTCGTATGTACGGGCTGGACGTGGGCTGGAACAGAACGGCTGCCGTGTGGGCCGCTATGGACCCGAACACGGACACCATCTACATCTACGACGAGTATTACGTTGGAGAACAGTCCATCGGCATGCACGCCCTCACCATCTCTAGTAAGGGTAAATGGATTAGGGGTGCGATTGACCCAGCAACGCGAGGACGCGGACAAGCTGACGGCATGAAGCTGCTACGTTTGTGGAAAGAGACGGGACTTAAGCTGATTCCAGCAAAGAATGAGCGAGAGTCTGGTATCTCCAACATCTTGCAACGTCTTGCCACTGGTAGGCTGAAGTTCTTCAAGACATGTACCAACCTAGGTAGGGAATACATCCTCTATCGGCGTAGAACCAACGGCACTATCGAAGATGAGAATGACCACGCGCTTGATGCGCTACGTTATGTGATTAATAATCAGCAGTACTTTGCTTCCAAGCAAGAAAGCGGTGCAGCTAGCGGCATCAAGTATACACCCACGAGGTATAAGATATGAGTGAAGTTAATCCCAATGCCGCTGCACGCACAGTGCCTGCGTTTGGTAACGACCCGGCGCTTAACGGTAATCATCTGGATTTGGGTCCGGATAACAGCCAAGACAGCGGTGATTCGTTCGATGAAGCAGAACGTAAGCAAATCTTAGACCGCCTTGCTCGCAAGGTAGAGGATTTGTTTGCCAAGCGTGCCAATGATCGCATCAACAAGGACGTCGAATGGGACACCTGCCTCACCCTGTACCACGCACCGCTAGCTAACGGTGACAACTACTACTCGGACAAACCTTTCACGGAGAAGCCGGGACGTAGCCGCCCTACGCCTAACATTGTACGTACCAAGGTGGACGTTGCCATCGCTAACAGCGTGTCTATGCAGTTTGCTGGTGGTCAAAAGAACTGGGATATCTTCCCTCCTGCCAATAACACCGATCCTGAGATAGCCGAGCGCTGCGCTAGGATGAGCAAGGAGATTGAGGCACAGCTGGACGCCTGTAACTACCAGCTTGAGTCTCGCCGTGCTATGGAAGACCGCATCACCCTAGGCACTGGCATCATGAAGGGCCCGGTTAACACCGGCAAGCTCAAGACACGCTTCGTTAAGGTGGGCGATAGTTGGGTTCCGAAGGCAACTACGGATTACCAGCCGGCCATTACGTGCGTACGTCCGTGGCGCTTCTATCCTGACATGAACGTGGAAACCTTTGCTGAATCTCCTGATGCTATTGAGTATCACCCTCTCACAGCCTTGGACTTGTCGCTTAAGCGCAAGCACCCGGGCTTTGACAGCGAAGCAATCACGTCCATCCTGAGCAAGGAAGATGGCATTACGGCAGACGTGTATAACACGGAGTACTTCTCTTCTGTTAAGAGCGGCGTCTGGTCTAGCCGTTACATGTACAAGGACAGGTACACCGTGTTGGAGTATCATGGCCCTATTACGTACGATGATGTGTGCAAGCTTGGCCTTGACCCCACGTACGATAGTCCTACGCAGGAATATTATGGTGAAGTGTGGGTTTGCTGCGGTAAGGTTATCCGTATGGAGCTGGAAAACATCGAAGCTCAGTACGAAACTCCGTATGCTGTGGCTGTATGGAAGCGTGACCCCACCAGTCCCTTTGGTTTCGGTCATCCTCTTCTGCTCGCAGACGCTCAGCGGGTTGTAACTGCGTCCTATCACATGATTTTGGACAACGCCAGCCTGACTTCAGGCCCGCAGATGAGCATGTACCAGCAGTACATCCAGCCTGTGGACGGATCGTACGAGATTACGCCTAACAAAGTGTGGTTGCTCACCGATCCTAGCGTATCCATCAAGGATGCCATCAACTTCTTCACCCCAACCAACGTTATTGGGCAGATTCTGCCTGTGTTGGAGCTGGCTCGCCAGTTTGCGGACGAGGAATCCGCTACAATCTCCCCAACCTCTAGCCCACAGAACGTGGATAGCGCTACTGGGCAGCTGATTATAGCTAACAACTCCACTACGGTGCTGGATTTCATGGCAGAAGAGTGGGACGATCAGGTTACGGTGAAGAACATCCGCCGTACCTACGCGTGGAATATGCAGTACAACCCGAAGGAAGACATCAAGGGTGACTACATTGTGGACGTTAAGTCCAGCAGTGAGTACAAGAACAAGCAGATGTACATCCGCGATATGGAGCGTCTGTCTGTGGAAACTACACAGAACCCGTCAATGGCTGAATGGATTAGCCAGAAGAACTTGGTTAAGGCTAGGCTCAACCTGATGCACATTCCGGATAACACCATTATCCTTACCGATGAGCAGCACGCTGAGGCTATGGCCGCTAAGCAGCAGCAGATTGACCCCAACGTTTTGGCCATGCAGATTGCACAGGCTGAGGCAGCACGGGCTGATAGGGAGCTGAAGCTTAAGGAAGACCAGCTGGCATTTGAGCGCCAGCAGGCCCAGCAGCGCGAGCAATGGGAGCATGAGGAGAAGATGGGGAGCAACTACGCCCGTGTTCAGGAAGCTCAGGCTCAGGTAATTAAGGCTCAGATGCTGATGAACGGTGAGATGCTGAAGCTGGCAGCCAAGGATAAACAGCTGGCCTTGCAGATGCAGAAAGACGTGGCAATTAACAGCAGCAACAACGACGCTAAGATATTCATGGAAACGATGCGTGCCCAGAACAAGGCCGTAGCCAACCAGCTTACGGGTGCGGAATTGCAGCTTGCCGCTGAAACTGGCGAAGGAATCTAACAGAGCATTTAAGGAGCGTTCAGGTGGGATATAGGATTGATTACACCAGCGGAGTCTGGGCAGAGGTAGAAACCATGTTAAAGGAAGACCTCCTTGACGCATACAAAAACCTCGCAAAGCTAGACAGCACAAGGGAATCAACGGAGCAGTACAGGGGTAGAGCAGCTTACATTGGTAAGCTCCTCGCCCTGAAAAATGGGCCTCAATCGACGCCAATCTAAGGAGAAAGAAATATGAATGAACCGGGAACTTTTGAAGATAATGATGGTCTAAGTGTCACTAAGTCTGAAGAAGACATGTTTGATGAATTGGTCGCGGCGGTGAGTTCGGGAGATAGTAAGGCTGTTCAGGGGGTATTTGACTCTGCCGGCGATACTACCTCTGGCAACGTTCCGGACGCCAACGACGGTGTAGATGATGATCAGGGCACTGACTCCTCTACTGCTGACGACACCAACGAAGCAGGCTCTAAAGACGATGACTCCACGGACGACGCTGACAATGCCTCTACCCGTGACACCAAGCAGGATGCCCCATCCACCTCTGTTACGCCAGAAGAGCTAGCCGCACTCCGTCAGGAACTGCAACAGCTTCGATCTTCGGCAGGACGTGTGCCGGCCTTGCAATCCCAGCTGAATCAATTGCTGAGGGAAGAGCGGATTAAGAAGACAGCGGAGGCGGCCAAGCCGGTTCCCAAAGTCGAAGACCCTGAAACCGCTGAACTACGAGAACAGATTAAGGAACTGGAAGGGGTTGACCCTACCACTGCCGCAATCCTGCAAAAGCTGCTTGACAAAGCTAGCCCCAAGCAGGAAGCCCAGCAGGCTCCCGATATCGAAGAGCTTATCCGTAAAGCATCTGACGATGCCCGCATTGAAGTAGAGTTTGAGCGTGTGGTACAGGTTCACCCTGATGCCCCTGACATCTTTGTCCACCCCTCGTGGCAGCAATGGAAGGCTAAGCTCACTCCCGAACAACGTGCATGGGCTGAATCGGACAAAGCCGAACAGGTGAGTGAGGCTCTGAATGCGTTCAAGAACTACGTTAATGGCGTACAGCCTGCGGCGGCGGTTCAGGAACAGCAGACTATCCCAGCAGTAGATGTCACGCAAGAAGCGCGTCAGCGCAAACTTAAAGGTTCCGCGAGCAACACTCCCAATCAGGCCATCAAGGGTTCGTCCCGGCCAGACGATGAGACGATGTTCAACGAATTCTACGCACAAGCCCTTAAAGATATGGGGCTCTAAGTAATTTCCAAGGAGTAATATATGTCCTTTTCAGGTGTACAGTACGCGGACGTAGGCGCACGCATTAATGCGTTTGCCGCTGCCACGTTCCTCGCCCACGCCCAGCCTCTCCTGTTCTTGGAGAAGATGGCACAGACTCAATACGTTCCGAAAAACAAGTCGCAGGTCATTAAGTGGCGTCGACTGGTTCCGTTTGCCGCGGCTATGGAACAGCTGGTTGAAGGTATCACCCCGTCGCCCGTCGGCGTTATCTATGAAGACGTTCAGAGCCAGCTGGCTCAGTTCGGTTCGTGGATTCCGTTCACTGACGTGCTGGTTGACACCCACGAAGATGAAAACCTGAAGCAGTTCAGCATCGGTGCATCGGAGCAGGCTAGCCTGACCCGCGAACGCATCCTGTGGAACATGCTGGTTTCGGGTACGAACGTTATCTATTCCGGTACGGCCACCTCGCGCCCAACCGTGCAGGCTCCCATCGACCTCGGTGATATCCAGCTGGCTACTCGCGCCCTGAAGGTTGCGTTTACCAAGCCCATCACGAAGATGATTAACGCTTCGGTTAAGATTGCTACCAGCCCGGTTGACTCCGGCTATGTGGCTGTCGGTCACACCAATATGGAACAGGATATCCGTGCCCTGTCTGGCTTTGTACCGCGTGAGCAGTACAGCAATGTCACTCTGCTGAGTGAGCATGAGCTGGGTAAGGTGCAGTCCATCCGCTTCCTGCTGGCTCCGCATGTGACGTACTTCCCGGGTGCTGGTTCTGCCACCATCGCTGGCGTGCTGAACAACGGCACCAACGTGGACGTGTATCCGCTGGTCATCTTCGGTCAGGACGCCTTCGCGGCCACTGCTCTGAAGGGCATGGACTCGGTTAAGGTCGCTGTGAAGCAGCCGAAGATCGGTGAGAGCCATGAGGACCCGTTGGGTCAGCGCGGCTTTGTAGCTTGGAAAATGTGGTTCAGCGCCGTGATCTTGAATCAGGCTTGGATCATCCGCATCGAAGCAGCTGTAACTGCACTGTAATTTAGGAGAAGTATAAATGGCAACTTTTTATTCGCAGCAAATCCCGAAGCGCCTCCGGCACCGCGGTTTGTACGAAGGTAAGGCACAGTCTGTTTCTGGCACCATCCGGGTAATTCCGGGCCAGTCGCTGGCCACCACCGACCTGATCCAGATGCTGATTCTTGGCGAGAATGTCCGCCCTGAGTCCATCTTGGTTGGTGTCAAGAAGGTTAACGGCACTCCGGTGCTGACCAACCCGTCGTTCTCTGTCGGCGTTACGCCTCTGGTTCTCAATCCGACCAGCGTTACCCGCCCTGACGGCACTGTGTACCCGCCTCTGGTTGCATCGACCACCGTTCTCGGTGCTTCGACTGCTCTGGGCGCGGACAATCTGGCTCGCTTCAACGAGCCGGCACCGCCTACTGCCAACACGGAGTGGGGCCCGTACATCGTTACGCTCACGCCTTCTGGCGCTGGCGCGTTCTCGGTGGCTGGTGGTGACATCGACCTCTTCGTTGAGATTGTGTGTCGCGGTGAACTGACTGAAGCAAATCCGATTTACTCGGAGTTCAACAGCGGTAAGTTCAAGAACTAATAGCTGTACCGGAAGAGTAGTGCCGTGGCGTACGGGGATACGTCTGAGAACTGAGCTCCCACCAATCCCGCAAGGGGCTATGCTCAGAGGCTTTAAAACTACTCGACCAATCTTGGATGGGGCTTTCGTTGTGTCCGTGAAGTGCTTGCGCGACCAACGGGCAACGGGGCCCCTCCCCTTTCTACAACGGAGATAGTATGTCTAATAACACTTCAGGGCAAGATGCCCGCGCTGCATTGAAACAAGCAACCATCGGTGAACTCCGAGCCCTTGCTAAGTTTCATGGCGTTAAGTCAGAGAAAACTTGGAAGGCCGAAGACTACATTAAAAATATTGCAGCTGTCCTTAGTGACGGCTCTTTGTCTTTTAATGCCACGGCAAACGAAGACGATGATTGGCACGAAGAGCTGCCAGAAGTCGCTGACTACTCCTTGGCCCCAAAGGCCGCAGGCACCAAAGATGATAAGCCCGCTCCGGGCTTTGCTCGCATTGTAATCCATAAGGACCCTACGCCGGGTCACGCCAACTCCCCCGTTCAGGTGGGCTTGAATGGTCGCATCTTCCACGTTCCGCGTGGTAAGGAAGTGGACATCCCCTACTTGTACATCGGTGTGTTGAAGGACGCAGTGAACACCATCATCAGCCAGAGCAAGGAGCCGACATCGGCTAACCCAGCAGGCGAGATGAAGGAAGAATCCATGCTCACCTACCCCTTCCAAGTGGTGGCAGTGACGCCGGGCGGTAAGTTCACTAACGTTATGGACCAACGCGGTCAGATTGCTGTACGTAAGCAGGCTTTCGCAGATGCCAACCAGAAGTACCCGGCCACTACGGCGGAGCTTATTGCTTGGGAAACTGAAGAACGTGCCTACCAGCGCACTAAACAGAGGTAATAATGGCAACCTATTTGGCCCTTGTGAATGATGTTATCGACGAGTCTAAGATTACCTTGGACCCGTTGACTTCGCTCAACTTCGCCTCTCCTCCGCGTACTCTCATGTACAACAGGATTAAGAAGTGGGTGAAGGAATCGTACGAAGAGATTATTGACGAACGGCCAGAGTGGTACTTCACGCAGGAGCGGGCCATCGTAACTGTTGGCCCCCGTCTGCACCTTGCTGGCATCACTGGTGGCTGGGTTCCAGCCCCGGGCGATGTCCTCACCGGCCAAACTAGTGGCGTAGTGTTCACCATTACGCAAGTGTTCTCAGACTTTGAGGCACCTAGCGAGGCCGCCACGTCCGTCACCATTGGCGTGAGCTACACTGATGCTCCTGTACTGTTCAGCCAGCTGCTGGTTAATGAGCTGCTCAATGTGTTCCAAACGCCCACCACCTATACCGATGCTGCGTACATTGAGGGCCGCGGACGCTACAACTTCCAAGAGCTTATCCCCACGCTTGACGCAATCAATCAGCGTACTGTCACCATACAGCCCACCGTACGCGGGGCTACGCCTAACACCAATCCTAATGACAATGCCGTAGCTTGGCCTGTCGCTTACGGATACTGGTACACCTGGAACTTCCCTGCCAGCAATTGGGCAGACAGCTCTGGTCGTCCCAACTTCATCCTTGAAACTGAGGATGGAAACTTTGACTTCTTCCCACGGCCTGACGGTCTGTATGATGTGAGCTTTGAGTTCACTCAGAAGCCTAACACCTTAGCGGCAGACGATGACTTGCCTTACCTGCTCTCCGATAAGTTTCACAAGCTTATTGTGTGGCGAGCACTGATTAAGCTGGCTGACTTTGAAGGCAACCAGAAGATGTATGCCACTGCGAAGAAGGGTGCCGATGCCTACTACAATCGCCTCCTGCGTGACCGCCTGCCTAAGAGCATGTTTAACCTTTCTAGGTTTGATCGAGGATATTCCAATCAGTACTAATGTAATCAACGTAAATCTGAACACCGGTTTGGACACTGTTACGCCGCCTATCTTGCGCGAAACGGGTTCTCTAATCGACTGCCTGAATTACGAGATTGCAGACACTATGGGCTATCGCCGTTGCGATGGCTTTGAGCGTTACGATGGGTTCGGTGATGGCGGCGTTATCACTTACTACACCCTTAGCGTACTGCGTAGCGGAGGCTCGGTGCCTTCTGACATCTTGGCTGGCTCCATCATGCTCGGTAGGCGTCCTGATGACACCTACAACGTACTGCCGCTAGCGCCTGTTGGCATAGTCGTGGACGTTATAAGCACTACCGCCACTATAGCTAATTTAGTGGTTGGCTTGTATGACAGGTACAATCGTTTCCCGTTTGGGTGGGCTGTTCAGTTTACTACCAGCGGTGGTACGCAAGCTTTCACAATCAGCGTTAGTCCTGAGATATTGGTAGCCGGCTACACCGCCGCGCAGACGGCGCAGTATTACGATGACCTCCGGGAATATATGTCAGTGCAGCGTGGGCAAGTAACCTCTAGCCCTAACGCTATTGCTGGTCTATTTTACGGAGAAGATCGTCTGTATAAGACTGTCGACTGCGTGCGTATTGGCGTGTCGCTTGGTGACACAGTGCTGCCGGGTCAGGCGTTTAAGCGTGACAACAGGCTGTACCGTGCCATTGGTGCATACGATGATGGCCTTGGTGGGCGCTACTTTGAGGCCATTGATCTTGGGGCAACGGTGTACGCTAGCACCGATATACAAAAGCTGACCTCTGCCGGCGCTAATGATGGTGCTGTTATTCCCTCAGTTACCCCGCTGTTTGATGATAACA